TATCAACAATTTGTAGGCCATCTCCAGCAGCACCATTAACATGCGATGGGTTTGCTAAATCTTGTACTAATGCTGCATCGAAGAACAATGTCTTTTCTTCCATACTCATGCCAGCAAGATCGTAATAGGTTTCGAATACATATTGATTAGAACCAGGAGCAAATTGTCTCCATCCGTCTCCAATAACTGTGGTGAATACTGGACCTGCTTTATCAACATTCAACAATGTAGTTGGTTTAGCTAATATCTTCATTTCATCGACCTCTTTCGTTCTGCTGATCTCTTCCAAGACTTTGCAGCTCTCTTGAACAATACTTGATGGTTAGATCGTGGATGTTTCTTCTTGAGTTCTGCAAGCTTCTTCTTCATGTACTTGTTATACTCAGATGGTGCTCGCTTTACTTTCTTAGCTACAGACTTAGCCTTCTTTGCAGTTGACTTAGCCTTGCTTACTGTTTCTTTACCAGACTCGCCCAGGTCTTTTATCTCCTGGAGCAATCTGATAACTTCATCAATAGACACTGAGTCCACCTCAGTTATCTGCAGCTGTTGATTGGATTGCAATTGCCATGAAGTCTTTTGCACTGAGGGAAACAATAGATGCATTTACTCGAACAGTAACGTTGATTGTTTCTCCACCAGCTACACCAGTGCTTAGACCAGTGACGTAGAGCTGATCATTAACAACAAATCTGCCATCATCGGAACCTTTGCCATAGTTATCGGGATATAGGTCGGTATCCATGTTAAGATCACCAGCTCCAGATTGGAACAATGCTGCCGAAGATACCAGGGAACGATCTGTAGCAAATACAAGACCGCCACGGTTTAAGTCTGTAAGCTGCATCAAAACGGATTGACCAGCAAGAAGCGAATCGGAGAATTGGTCGCTGGCTGTTGAACCTTGGAAGATATAATCAACTGAATGAATTTGAAGAGCTTGACGATCTCCAACGTCAACATATGACCCAAGGTCAATAGTTGCAAAGGTGTTAGTGTTTGTTGCACTAATAGTCAATCGTTCGGTTAGGGTAAACATGCTTGTCTTTTTTGTAGCCATAATAATCACGGGGTGGAGTGGGGTTTTCTCTGCATGCTGGACGTCAGACTAGTTCCCCACTCCAAATAATCCTATCATTATAGGTCTTTAAGCATTTGCAGTCCTATCTTCGCGAGCGTAGCGAGCCCCAGGTGACAAACCACCCGTCCCCGACCACCACCCCTATGGTAAAGTACCCCCTATTTAGGGACACCGTAGGTTTTTGATTATATTTCACCCGTCCGTACGGGTTGTTTTATGTAGGAAATACTCCTCGGTTAGAACAATGAAGGTCAGAAAGGAAGTGTCTCTCACCGTGGAGACCGCAGAAATAGCAAACAGAATGGATAACTTTAGCCAATGGGTACGCATTGGACTACGTCAATACCAACATGGTGAAGACGTTGCGTCCGAAACCATGCGTCGCATGCGCTACAGGAAAGCCTGTGTGCATTTGGCATCAGCATTGATTGACTATGCGACGCAAATAGATCCAGATTACAAAGGCGAAGTTGAAGCAATCATTGCCCAGGCTATGAATCAAACGACACTTGAGGAATTTGAATGAACACCATCTGGTACGAACCATTTATTCACGCACTTCGTATTCATATCGAAGAAAATCATATGAACGAACGTGGCGCACTCGATGAATTAAGAATGACTGAAGAAGAATATGCGTACATGGAAGTTGGCGATGATGAGAAGATTGTTCTTGGTTGTCCTTGGTCTCGACATTGCGATTGTGATTGGAGAGTTGAAGGACATATAGTAATCAAGTTGAGGAATTTTGTATGATGTGTCCAAATTGTCTCGAAAGAATTGTTATCACAACAACCTGGTATGAAGTTAAAATCCATTTCGGACTTGATACAAATGCAACAACGAAAGTTTGTTCTTGGCAATGTATGTTAGAATGGTTTGCAGATTAGATCCAGAGCCAAGCCATCAGAACATAGTCTGCAACAGTTGCTCCAGCAACCGTAACCAATGTAGCAATTGAAAGAAAGACGTTGAACTTCATCAATGATTCCAAGGATGTTTCTTTTGCGTCTTTCTTTTCTTGACGTGCCATTAACCACTCAGCGAACTTTGTAGTTGTTGTTTTCTTTTCTTCAATTGGAGTTTCTTCTTCTGTACTCATATTCTCATGCCTCCCAATCCTACGAGTGCACTCTCTTCGTACCGTCGTATTTCTGGAGTAAACAAATTCATGGCTCCTGCGCCACCTGCCTCAATAGTTCTGATCGCTAATTCTGTAGCTACAATATCTGCAGCTTGAAATGCAATAACTGGTATTCTTACCAGGGGATGAAACTTTGTTAGTACAGTCAGAGGAACTTGACTCTCTTCGAACATCTGTTGTTCGAGCCAAACAAGTTCAGGAGCCAGTGCCATATCAATCAACGTCTGGTTCGTTCTGCAAATTGTAGCTACGCATAAGACGCATAAGATACTGGAACTCTGGTTCTTCTTTTGCTTTTGCTTGTAGTAGGAATCGTGAAGGGAATATAGTAAATGAAGTAGCGGCTGCTGCACTACCTAGAAGTACATATTTGTAAACATAAACACGATCAGTCGCAGTAGGTGATAAGGAACCCATTTGATTTGAAAATAGTAGGTTGAAATATCCACTAGCAGCAAAATCAAGATCTACAACAAAACCCTGGTTACGAGCATAAACTGTTTGATCGAAACTAGGAAATGCAGATTCTGGAGTATTACCGTAAACAACAAATCCTGAAAGCATTGCATCAGTAAGAGGAGTTGTTGTCATGATATCAACAATTTGTAGGCCATCTCCAGCAGCACCATTAACATGCGATGGGTTTGCTAAATCTTGTACTAATGCTGCATCGAAGAACAATGTCTTTTCTTCCATACTCATGCCAGCAAGATCGTAATA